AACGCGCTGCTGCACCGCTACAGCCCGACGCTGTTCCAGCTGGACGACTCTGCCCGCCAATACCGCGGGATGTCGCTTCTGGAACTCGCCCGCGAAAGCTTGACCAATGCCGGGGTCAACACGCGGGGCCTGTCGCGCGACGAGGTGGCGACCCGCTCGCTGCATTCCACCTCCGACTTCCCCGAAATCCTGTCCGCCGTCACCAACAAGACGCTGCGCCAGGCCTACGAGACCTATCCCCGCACCTTCATGCTTTTCTGCCGCCAGGTGCTCGCCACCGACTTCAAGGCGATGAACCGGGTACAGCTTGGCGAGGCCCCGCAACTGCTGGAGGTGGGCGAAAGCGGCGAGTTCAAGCGCGGCACACTCGGCGAGTCGAAGGAAAGCTACAAGGTCAAGACCTATGGCCGGGTGGTTGCAATCACCCGCCAGACCCTGATCAACGACGATCTGGACGCCTTCACCCGGATCCCGGCGATGTATGGCAACTCCATCGCTCAGCTGGAAAGCGACGTGGTCTGGGGCATCATCACCGCCAACCCGGCGATGGCCGACGGCAACGCGCTGTTCCACACCACCCACAAGAACCTGGCCGCGACCGGCACGGCGATGGCGGTCGATGCGGTGGGCGCGGCCCGGGCGGCGATGGCGCTGCAGACAGGATTCGACAAGAAGACGGTGCTGAACATCCGCCCCGCCTTCCTGATCGTGCCCGCCGCGCTGGAACTGAAGGCCGAGCAGTTGGTCGCCCAGAACCTAGTGCCCGCCGACAGCACCAAGGTGGTGCCGCAGTCGATCCGGACGCTGAGCCCGATCAGCGAGCCCCGGCTCGATGCCGCCAGCCCCACCGCCTGGTATCTGGCTGCCAACCCGAACCAGATCGACACCATCGAGTATGCCTATCTGGAGGGCCAGCAGGGTGCCTACGTCGAGACCCGCAACGGCTTCGATGTCGACGGCGTCGAGATCAAGTGCCGCCTCGACTTCGGTGCCAAGGCCATCGACTGGCGCGGCCTCTACAGAAATCCCGGCGCGTAAGCCGGGACAATTCCATCACCTGAACCCTGACAGGCGGCCCGTGCGCCGCCTGTTTCCATGTTTGCGAAAGGACATCCGCGATGAAGAACTATGTTCAACCCGGCAATACCATCACCCTGACCGCGCCCTATGCCGTGACCTCCGGCGATGGCTTGCTCGTCGGTTCCATCTTCGGCGTCGCTTCTGGCACCGCCGCCCCTGGCGAAGCGGTCGAGACCGCGGTCGAGGGCGTCTACGATCTGAAGAAGGTCGCGTCGCAGGCTTGGGCCGCAGGCGACAGGATCTATTGGGACAACACCGCCAGGCAGACCACCAAGACCCTGACGGCGAACACGCTGATCGGCGTGGCGACCGAGGCCGTAGCGGGCGGGGCCACCGACCTGATCGGCAGGGTTCGGCTGAACGGCGCGTTCTGATGTCGGCCTTTGCCGCCGCTGTCGGCGCGCTCTTCGCTGATCCAAACATGGGGCGGGACGCGGTCTACATCGCCGATGGCGGCGCACCAGTTTTGGTGCGCGTCGTCGCCCGACGCGCCGATGCCGTCACCGACTTCGGCGATGCCCGGCTCTGGTCCGAAACCACGCGCGTCGACCTGCGCGTGGCCGAGGTTCCGAACCCGCGCCCCGGTGATCGGATTGAGATCGACGCCGAGGCCTTCCTCATTCAGGGCGAGCCCATCCGTGATCGCGAGCGGCTGGTCTGGACAGTCGATCTGAGGCCCGCATGAAACTGAAACTCGCCATCGATCCCGACATCGTCGCCCTGATGACAGCGGAGGTCGCAGCGGGCGAACGCGCTGTTACCGCCGCCATGCGAGAGGCTGGCACCGGCCTTAAATCTGCTTGGCGCACACAGATCACCGGCGCAGGGCTGGGCACACGCCTTGCCAACTCAATCCGCTCCGCCAGCTTTCCGAAATCCGGCGAAAGTCTGAACGCGGCCGCGCTGGTCTGGTCGAATGCCCCGGTAATCATCGGCGCACATGACACCGGCCCGCTGATCCGCTCGAAAAACGGCTTCTGGCTGGCGATACCCACGCCAGCGGCGGGCAAATCCACGCGCGGCGGCCGGATCACACCCGGCGAATGGGAACGCCGCACCGGCCTGCGCCTCCGGTTCATCTACCGCCGCCGTGGCCCGAGCTTGCTGGTGGCCGAGGGACGGTTGAACACCAAGGGTCGCGCCGTGGCGTCAAAGTCGAAAACCGGCCGGGGCGTTGTGACTGCGCCGATCTTCCTGCTGGTGCCGCAGGTCAAGCTGCCGAAGCGGCTGGACCTGGCGCGGGATGCCGAACGGGCAGTGGACGGTGTGCCGGGGTTGATCGTGGCGAACTGGGTGGATAAACTTTAGCGCTTATATTTAGCTCCTCGCGTCGAGTTTCGAAAGGCTATCTCCCATAGCATTCAAAAGCTCACGAAAGCCATCGCCTTCGCTAAGGAGTTTCTCTGCATCAGAAATGAAACCTGCGTCGCCATCGAAGGCTGGATGGTTTTTACCCATTTTTATGACGGCCTGCGCGTGCTTGACCATCTCATTCAGAGCATCACGCGACTTTGCCAGCGTTCCTGGCCTGCTCAACTCGTACAACGCCTTGTGCAAATTGTGCGACGAAACCATAGCATAGTAGTGCTGTGGGACACCCCTCGCTATTAGCTGATTACAATAGCGTATTCTTTCGTCAAGAATTTGCACTAGAGCATCTAGTTTCTGGTTCTTTTCAATTTTGGCCCCGGATACCTCTTGATACATGGTTCCAAGCATCCACACCATCTGCTTCAAGGAAGGTACATCGCCACCAATTGCCTCTTTCCGGATTATCAAAGTTATTGCTGACTGATTTTCGCTTCCGAGCCACGCGTCAATGAAGTCTGTGTCACCCAATATCTCTGAAGTTTTTGCGCGATCGGCGTAGAGCAGATTAAATACAGACTTTGGATCTTGACAGATTTTCTTGTAATCTTTCTTTGACTTCCCGAATCCAAACAAAGCTCATCCCTTCCGCGCTGTTAAACATCGACGAGACAGTTTTGCATGCAAGCGGCTGATTTGCTAGAGAAATGAGGATCAACCTGCCCACCCCTCGCGAAACCATCCTCGCCGCACTGCATGCGCGACTCTCGGCGTTGCCCGCCACCGCCCTGCGCGGTGACGTGCTGCCCGAACGCGTGCCAGCCGCTGGCCTGCTGATCCTGCGCGACGGCGAGCCTGGGGAGCCGGAGGTCACGCTGTCGCCGCTGCGTTACCACTACCAGCACCGCGCCGAGATCGAGGCGGTCGTGCAGGGTGCGGCCCGTGACACCGCCTTCGACACCCTCTGCGCCGGCATTGGCGCGGCGATTGCTGCCGACCGCACTCTGGGCGGCCTTTGCGACTGGGTCGAGGCGGAAGCGCCCCGTCCGGTCGATCTGGCTGTGGATGGTGCGGCTAGCCTGAAGGCAGCGGTGATCCCGGTCATCCTGCACTATTCCACGGCCGACCCGCTAACCTGACCCCAATCACGATAGGAGAACACGATGGCACGAGCCCATGGGGCGCGGGCGCAGATGGCGCTTGCGTTCGAGACCGTCTATGGCACTGCGCCCGCCTCGGGCTATCGCACGGTGCCCTTCGCCAGCACCACGCTCGGCTCCGAACAGCCGCTGATCGCCTCGGAACTGCTGGGCCAGGGGCGCGATCCGCTGGCCCCGATCAAGGATGCGGTCATCGCCGACGGCGACGTCGTGGTGCCGATCGACGTCGAGAACCTTGGGCTGTGGCTCAAGGCGGCCTTCGGCGCGCCCGTCACCTCTGGCACGACGCCCAAGACCCACACCTTCCAGTCCGGTAACTGGACGCTGCCGTCGATGGCCATCGAGACGGCAATGCCCGAGGTGCCGCGCTTTGCGATGTACACCGGCTGCGTCTGCGATCAACTGTCGTGGCAGATGGCACGCTCCGGCCTGCTGACCGCGACCGCGCGGCTGGTGGCGCAGGGCGAAAGCGTTGCAGCGGCCACGGCCGCAGGCACGCCCACTTCGCTGGCGCTGCAGCGGTTTGGGCATTTCAACGGCGCGATCACACGCAACGGCTCGCCGCTTGGCAACGTCATCTCGGCCGAAGTGACATATTCCAACGGCCTCGACCGGATCGAGACCATCCGCTCGGACGGTCGCATCGAGGGGGCCGACCCCGGCATGGCCGCCCTGACCGGTCGGGTGGAGGTGCGCTTTGCCGACACCGCGCTGATCACGCAGGCCATCGACGGCACGCCGTGCGAGCTGGTCTTCGCCTGGAGTCTCGGCGCCAACGCCAACTTCACCTTCACCGCGCACGCCGTCTATCTGCCGCGCCCCCGGATCGAGATCCCGGGCCCGCAAGGCATACAGGCCACTTTCGACTGGCAGGCCGCCAAGGCCGTCAGCCCCGCCCGCATGTGCACCGCCGTCCTCGTCAACACCGTTGTGAGCTATTGATCATGATCAGACTGAACCTGACTGCCGCGTCCGCGTGGCTGACCCTCGCCCCCGGCCTGCGCCTCAACGTGGCCCCGCTGACGACTGCCTTGATGGTTTCGGCCCGCGCCGATCCTGCAATCGAAGCCCTGCCAGATACGGCCTCACAGGAGGAACTTGCGCTGGCAATGGCCAAGGCCGTCGCCCGGCGCGCCGTGCTGGATTGGGAAGGGGTCGGCGACGACGCGGGTGATGCTGTCCCGGTTTCTCCCGAAGGCATCGATGCCCTGCTGGAAATCTGGCCGGTCTTCGAAGCGTTTCAGACGCAATACGTCGCCAAGGGCCTGATCCTGGACGCGGAAAAAAACGTCTCCGCGCCCTTGCCGAATGGTCCTTCGGCGGGGGCGACCGCTACTGCGCGGCCTGCACAGGGCGTTGCCCAGACTGCCCCGCAAGACTGAACCGGCCAAAGACGGAAGATGGCTGGCAGGTCTGGGATCTGGTCGGCCGCCTTGGCGGGCAACTGCGCGTGATCCCCGGCGCGGTGCTGGGCTGGGACATGGGCGCAGCGCTGGCGATGGCCCGGGCGCTCGGGATCGACCTGCTGATCGCCGCCGAACTGCTGCCCGAGATCGAGGCGGTGATGGTGCGCAAGCTTAACGAACAGATCGGAGACGGCCATGGCTGAGAAAAGGGTCAGTGTCCGGCTAGTCGCCGAAGGCGGCCGTCAGGTCCGTGCGGAGCTGGAAGGGATTGGCGAGGCGGGCACGCGCGGGTTTGGCCGCATCTCGTCGGAGATGGAACTGGCCAACGCCCGACTTGGCAGCTTCGCCCGCAAGGCCGGGATCGCGCTGGCAGCGGTGACGGCAGCTGCTGCCGCTGCAGGTGTGGCAATGGTGCGGTCCGGCCTCGACGTGATCGGTGCGCAGGCCGACATGGCGGCGTCGCTCCGGACCACCGTCGAAAGCCTGCAGGTGCTGACGTGGGCTGGCGAGTTGGCCGGTGTCTCGATGGGCGAGATCGAACAGGCCACCAAAAAGCTGACCACGCGGCTGTCGGAGGCGGCGGCCGGATCGGGATCGGCCGTTGGGGCTTTGCAGCGGCTGAACCTGACAGCCGCCGAACTGCAGGCCATGCCGCTCGATCAGCGCATCGTCGCAATTCAGGAGGCGCTGAACCGGTTTGTGCCCGAAGCGGAACGGGCTGCCGTGGCGTCCGACCTGTTCGGCGACCGGGCGGCATTGGCCT